GCGGGGAAGCGTTCCTATGTTCTTATCTTGACTAGGTGCATTTTCGGGGTCAAATTGATTATACATGAAATCAACAACTACTTCGGTTAATCTCATAATACTAAACCTTCTAAGTTCATTTATTTTCTTTCCGTCATTTGCTGAAATAATGTTATGAGTTTGGTAGGTATCATCTAGTGCGCTCAATGTAGTTGTTTTGCCTTCTACGGCTTCTTTTTCTTCGGAGAAACCAGTATCTCTTAGAGAGTTTATTGTTAATAAAGAATAATTAGAAACCTCTCTAGTTTTATTTTTATTTAACAGGCTATCCTTTCTTGTTGAAGAATAAGGTAATAAATCACTATTACTAAACAAAAACATTCTAGCAATCTTGGGGTCTATTTGTTCTAGTTTATCTTTAAAGTGTAAAGTATTTCTCAAACTTGTGCTTTGGTCTTGATTGAGAATATCTTGTGGATAAGGAGTAAATAAAACTGGTAAATATCCTCCTCTTTTATATCCTAGTTCGTGGTTAAAAGACCCACCGGATTTGCTTTCTTTGACTTTAGTATCGTAAAATCTATCTCCAATACTAGGCAAATACCCTCTTGATTCAATTAGTCTTTTATTATCAAACTCAAAGAATTTAGCATTTATTCCGCTTGCACTAGCAGTAGCATTAACAGCGTTTGCCGATAAATCAACTAGTCTAATCTCTCCTTCATTACCACCACTATGTGAAACACCTATTCTATTACCAACAAATGTATCATCGGGTATTCCCGAAGCAACTATTTTTTGTCCTAGTTTAAACACATCAAAGTGAGAAGTGTTTGTATCGCCAGCAATAAAATCTTCAATTGTTATTTCAACATAAGGACTACCACTAAAGGTTTCAATTTGCCCTTGACCTATAATATTCATGCCGCAAATATCAGTTCCTATAATGTTATTTTGTAAAAAACCATCAGTATAATATCCAGTATTAAATCTGTAAGCACTTGCATAATATTTTATTTTACTTGCTGTTTCAGTATAAAAGAAAATTTCTTTTGACATAAAGTTTAGATGTTTGCTTTTATTGTAGTTGCCTCTTTCCAAATTTATTATCCTATAATTAGATGCTCCAAAATTTGATTGATATGTTCCGAACTCATCTAACTTATCTGCACCAGTATTGTTCAATGCCCTATTAGAAGCATTTGTCCCAGTATGATTTACCCTTCTATGAAAAGGCTGTTCACCGTCCATTCTATAATCTAAAACGCTTGTTATATTATATGCGTTTAAAGACTGTAATACTGGGTGAACTAAAGATATGTTTTTTGCACTGTGCAAATGTCCACCGTTTAACAAATTAAGTTCATGTGTTAATTTAGAAGTTTCTCTAGTAGCGTCTTGATTATGGTGTCCATCTAATCTATCAACTACCGTTCCACTAGGTAAAACAAATGTCAAACTGACACCAGCATTTGAATTAGAAGCATCAGCACTTATAGTAATTTGAGTTTCGCTATCAATAGAAACAACTGTTGTTCCGCTTGTTATTCCAGTGCCGGAAACTTTCATACCGACATATATTTTTTTAGTTGAGGGTATATCGCTTATTATTTTATTTGAGTTCAACTTACAAGATAATTCAACAAGTCCTATTTCTCTATCAACATATATTCTTGAATGTGTTGATGGTAAAGAATATGCTATTGTAGCAGTAGCACTACTACCCCCACTACTACTTAGGGTTATTGAGAATGGCGTAGTTGTGTCGCTATTATCAATAGATTCTATTGTTCTACCATTAATATTGACATCTCCCGATAGCACCATTCCTTCGGAGAGTCCATTTGTTTTTGCTACGGTTGCTGCTGTATTACTACTAGACCAAGTTGTTTCATATTCTAATTCAACGCTTTTTTCAGCCTGTATAACATTGGCTAAAAATTTACCATTTACATAAATAGGTTTGCCGTGAAGGTTTCTTTGTCTTCTAATATGATTAAACGCTGATAATGCTTCATCACTATCAACATCAATATATCTTCTAGCGGTGCTAAAGTCGTGAGAGGTTTTTCCTAGATTTGTTTTAGCAAAAGTTGTATCTTGTGTATTTGCATAGTTTATATCAACTCTCCCTAAAGTCAAAGGCATGTATGGTGCAACTTTCAATATAGTTCCCTTATTTTCACCGGCTGATTTTGTATCAACAATTTCAAAATCTATCAGTGTATTTACTGTGTCAAATGTTTCGGCATTATTATTTTCGTCTTCAAGTATAGATTGAAAATGAGAATCGCTTTTCATATTTTGAACATCGCTGATAAAATAGCCAATAGCGTTTTCATTTGAACTCGCACTACTACCAACTAAAACATCTCCCTCCTCTCCCGTTGAACTTATCTTTACACCCGAATGAAAGAAAAGTCCTTTGTTAGAAGCACCGCTTAAAGATGTAGTTGAGTCAACAAATGTATTAGTTCCAAGTGCTTTATTTAACACATAATTTTTATTTGATTCTTTATATCCAGCAAGCGCAGTTCCTTCTGCTCTTGCATTATCAACAAGAGTAAAAGTAGTGTCTGTTTTTCCCGATGATATTTCTCCGATATATCCCATCATTCCCGATGCGTATTTGAAGTGAACCTTATCTCCTGTTGCTAATGTAATACTGCTTGAAACAGTTAATGTTTTACTATTGAAAGCAGAAGTAAAATTAGCACTTACGCTTGCTAACTTATTATATGGACTTTGAGTTGAATAAATTATATCATTAGAAAATAAAGTATTTTTACTAATCACCGGAGAAATCAACTTTCTAGTATTGCTTCTTCCTGCTAATTTTATTTGGGTTAAACCATTTTCTTTAAAGTTATCAATTCTTTCTATTTCACCCGTCATTTTTTCCGACATTATGAGATATTGTCCTCGCATATAATCCAACATAGTTCCTTGAGAATGATATGCCGCTTCATTAGTTGTTGCTCCATCGGAGTCAAAATACCCTTTATCCGAGAAAGATAATGTAATTAATTTTTTATTTACATCTATTGCACTAACATCAGCATATAAGAAACTAAATTCATTAGAAATCAATTTAACATATAATGAGTTTTGTCTGTTTGCTACTAATGGGAAATCAGTAAGCAGCGTCTTATCCTTTTTGTTATACGCCCTTCTCTCAATAACACTATCGTTTGCTAATGTATAAGAACTAGTGCCGAATATTGATTCTGTTTCTAATCTACTAGCAGTGCTGAATGTAATTCTTTGAGTCTTTCCACTTAGAGAATGAATAGTGTCCACAATAAGTATTCTTGAGCCGACTCTAACTTCATCTCCTACATTTAGATAATCTCCTAAATCATGGTCTGTTGTAGTAGAGTAAACATTACCGCTAACATTAAACTTTATTACAGCACCTATTGATTTAAACTCATTAAAATCTCCACTAAACAATTGATGTCTAATTCTAAGTGGTTCGTTATCTCCTATTTTCTTAGTAAGTATTCTAAATGGGTCTGCTAGTTTTACTTCTGCTAATGTTCCCTTTGCTCCCATAGACTCATACAATATTTGGTCTAACACATTGTATGCTAAGTTTGCTTTATCTTTAGATAAAGAATATGATAAATAGCGATATGGCCCTGTATAATCTTGGTCGCCTGTTCCTGTTATAGAATCATTAGCATCTCGTCTAGCGTTAGTAAAACAAGCATCTCTTGAAAATGGAGTATAAGTTAATATTGTTTCTCCTTCATTACTACTGTGTGTTGCAGGATTATCTTGATTTTTTAAATTATCAACAAGCCTAGTTTTTAAAGTGTATTTACTATAATCTATAATATCTGTTCCAAAGTCAGGAGTAGTTGCGAAGAAACTAGTTGCTGATAGTGTGTCAGTAGCACCGCTAATAAAATCTAACTCACTGTAAAATAAACTGTATTTTTTATTATGGTCTAATTGATTTTTCTTATCTAGGTTTTCATTGAAGAAATAAAACAAAGGTCTTGCTAAAGAAACAGCAGGGGACAATGTGCTTTTTATTCCTAGACCTACTGCTACTTCTGTAATGCTATTAGAAATAGGAGTTGAAAACAGTTTGAACTTAACATTCTTCGCTATCTCATTTCCTAATTTCGGCCTAAACTCAAACGAGTCTCCGCTAATATCATCAGTAAATATTTCCGACACTTTAGCAAAATGGTGTTTATTTTCATCATCTGAATGAATCATTACAAATAAATGAGTAGTCGTCAAATCAATACTGTTTAGTCTTACTCCTGTTTGAGTTATATCATCAAAACACTTTATTCTAATTCCTTCTGTAACCGTTAAGTTTCTATGCTCTAATCCTAAAACATATGTTGCATTTGTAGCGTTAGCACTTGCTTTTTCTGTTAATGCAAATTCAGTAGAAGAAATTATTTTTTCTATTCTTGCTTGTGTTCCAGTAAATCCTGTTCCATTGACACTTTGACCAACATATAAAGAGTTAGTATTGCCACTTGATAGAGTAACTACATTGCTATTTTGAGTAGCATTACAATTAGCCAAAGTGCTTCTACCGACAGAAGTTAGAGTAACAGTTCCCGAACTTTCTTCTGCTACCACAACTCCAAAAGTATCTACAGAAGTAGAAGTAGTGCTAACACAAAGTTGTGGATTAGTCGGAGTATCGAATGCTGTTTTAGTAAATGTAACAGTTCCCGTTGCTCCCGATGC